AATATGTAACCGCAACCAAGAGCTTTAGCCATGTACCTAACACGATTAATAATATTATCGATATCGGTAGAGCCAAAGTGGTCAAAAAGATATAACCTACCAGTACCCAAAGTTTCTTTAAAAGCATGTTCTAATTCTGTTCCTTCTACTTGCACATCAGGCAAGTGCAATGGTTTATCAATAGCTAAAGACATAATTGACTTAGCTGTTTTCTTTACTGATTCTTCCAAGAACATCAAGCCAATGTTATCTTGAGTGTTCTTTAACACATGAAACACAATCTCTCTCATGAACTGAGACTTACCTAAACCACTACCTGCTGTAAGAGTAATCAACTCACCCTTACGAATACCATACGTCAAATCATTCAGCCCATGATATGGGTACATCACATCAGCCTTCTCAACTGGTTGGTTAACCAAGTCCCAAAGCTGTGAGCCTTGTACAATACCATCAGGTACATACTGCTCGCTTGCCCACCATGATTCTAAATACTCTTTAATCTTATTCAGACGTAGATACTCACATGCATCTTTGTAAGCAGTCATCTTCTGAATCTTAACCTTGTTACCAAATAACTCTGCTACCTGCTTGCTAGCTTGGACACCTGCCTCATCGCTATCGAATGACAACACGATAGTCTCAAAGGAATTAATCCACTCGTACTGTGCCTTGCAGTCCTTGAGTGCAGACTGTGCACCATTACGAATACTAACTACTGGGTACTTACTACCCATCATCTGATAGCTAGCCATTGCATCTAACTCACCTTCACAGATTGTTAGATACTTACCACCTTTACTAAACTTTGTCTGACCAAACAACACTGCCTTGTTGAAGTCACCTGCAATACTGAATGTCTTGTTTGATACTGTCCTAGTCTTTACTGCTGTCAAGTTATTAAACTCATCAAAGTAAGAATAGTAATGCTTATCGTTATCAACTTTAACACCATAGTGTTGACATGTGCTAGAGCCAATGCCTCTGTCAACAATGCTTGCTACCTTTGCGTTCTCATAAAAACTTAAGTTACTCATCGTTCTCTCTTTTGGTTTTGAAGCAATCTGATTATCACCATCGCTCCTGGTGAAACACTTGTGACAGAATGTATGACCATCACTGTACAAGCCATTAGCATCACTACTACCACAAGCAGGGCATGCGATATGCTTGACAAATGTACTAGCTACGTTATCAGAATAACTCATCGTAATCCTCAGTCCTCTCTCTTTCCTGTTTAATCTTTTGACGTTCTTGCAACATCATTGACAAATCAATCAACACACGTTCCATGCCAATGGTGTCAATGTACGACACTACATCTGACAATGCAAACCAGTAGTGTGCTTCTTCTTGTGCCTGGTCGTATTCCCTTGGGCAATCAATATACATATTGTGGTCACCGCTCATATTGTATAGTCCTATTTAGATATGTTAACATTTATTACTACTCTTACAATCTATACGTAAATCTCTGTATAGTATAATTATAATGGTAGACAAAAAAGCTGTCAATAATTATCTTCATCATTTTCATAATGTGGAATGTCATCATGGTAGTCATCGCTATCATCGTCCCACTCATCATCAAAGTCATCCTCATGTGCTAGGTCTGCTCGTTCCATCGATGGCATGTCTGACTTAATTGTGCCATAGCATTTGTTACACATGTCAAGATATTCGTTTGTTGTTGTTGACTTCCTGGTAGCTTCAAAATCTGTTAACGCTTTATTACAGCAATAGCAACGCATATATTTTCCTTATAAATCAATTACTTAACGTGTGTCTTAAGACTGCTAGCCTTTTTGACAACCTCTGTTGACACTGCCCATCCATACATTTCAGGGTCTGTCAAGTCATTTAAGAACTCTGAAAAAATGGTTTTTAAGCAATCCAAATCTTCTTTGTACTGGTCTCTCTCAAGACACACATCCTGCACTTTGTCTTTGAGGTAAGCAACGTCTGTGCCCCAGTAACCTGTAAGGTTCTTCTCAATCTTAGCATCAATCTCTGCATCATAAATCATAATTTACATTCTCCCACTGTTTGATAAGCCCACTCATATGTACCCTTAACCTTCTCACGACTGCACTTGACAATCTCAATCTTGATGTTCTTGTCAAGGTCCTTCAAGTGCATTGCCTCGTTCCTGCTCTTGACAATACGCAAGACATAACCATCACTATCAATCACTCTGTATAAGTTCATTAAGCAAATCTCCCTAAGTATAATTCCTGGTCAGTGTCAATGATACCATCATCACCAACACCATATACTGCAATGTGATATGTGCCATCATCTACTTGATAAATGTTTACATCAATGTAATCACTGTATGCATACCAGTAGTCTGCTAACATATCTTCACGACCAACATCAATAATACCTTTGCATAACCCTCTTGCAAATTGTTTAATTAATTGCACCTGCTCGTCTGTTAACGTATCAATAATCAATTTAGTTTCACTCATTATAATCTCTCCCACATAACAATTATAACATGCACTGCAATAAAAACAATTGTAATGCAGAAGAGCCAACCTGCTACGTTCTCTGCTAGCTCTTCCTGATTTTCGTTTCTAAGCAATCTCTCTCTTTCTTTCTTCCCATAGTCAATCATTAGTAATTCCTTGTATGTATTCTTCTGCCTCTTGCTTTGAGTAGAACACCAAATTATCGCCTTCGTTGTCTACGTATTCACATAAGTAGTCATCAACAATAATCCAGTGTTCTTCATCATCACACCCATAACCTGCTAACATGGTCTTGAATACATTACTCACGATTGTTATCCTCATCAATGTCATCTGCTTCAAGGTAATCAAGCAATCGCTCAATCTCAGCACCCAGTCGCATAGGCACTAACAATGAGATATCACGCTCATCTCCATCTTCGTATGTTGCAGTCAATTCCCATTTAATAATCTTCATTATGCTACCCCTACTTGTTTCATTACTTCTGCTCTGCTAAGGAATGTAACCTTTTTAGCTAGGTCCTTAAGACTGATAGCAGGGCTGATGCTCTCGCCTTTATCATCAGTGCCTAGGACCAAGCCATAACCTGCTAGCATGGCATACCCTACCTGGAAGAATGCTTGGTTATCTTTGAACAATCCTTCATCGTCAACAAAGACACCAAGACCATCATCAATGTATGCAACATCAAATAGTTCTGCATTAATCAGTTTATAAATGTCTTGGTAATCCCCTGAATAATCTACTTCAGAGATTGATTTTTCAAATGGGTCAATTAAAAATGCTTTCATACTTAAACTCCTAAATTAGAAAATGAATCTTCATCACCTGCTTTTGCTTCACACTTAGAGCAATCAATTTGATTTAGTTTATTAAAATCACTTTGTGCAATTATGACATCAGTTAAATGGTCCTGTAAAGAATCTAGTTGACCTAGTTCCCAATCAGCCCCTCTAGTATGTCTTGACATTAATTGATTACCTCTTAGATTAATCACTTTTAAAATAAGACTCATTTGGTCGTTGTCAATAGGCACATTATAAATCTTTGTCATACTCTGTTATCCTCCACTGGCATAGCTAGTTTCATTGTTTCAATCCACACTGTCATATCTGATATTGCTAGGTCATACTCTCCACGTTTATATTTTCTGTCTGTATACTCAGACGCAATTTTAAGCAATCCAGTTTTAGTGATACCACCTACACTAAGACCTACCTTAGCTAGACGTAGTGCAGAACGCACTGTGATAGCACGTGCTAGGTTAACTGCGTCTGGTCCTGAATACATCACACCACTGTTACTGATTGTCACCATGCTGTCATTCATATTAATAGTTCCCCACTAAAGTTACTGTTCCAATTTGCCAACCCTCTTCTAAAAGATAAGCAATCTCATCTGCCAATTCTTCTACAGTGTTAAAGGTATCTACTGTCCACTGGTCATAAGGACCAAATCTTTTATTCAATGCATACATAAATTTCTCCTTTTGTTAAATACAATTTTAATCAATCTTACTCAAAAAGCAAACTTATTTCGTTTCACATTGTGAAATAGTTTTGGTTTTGAAGCAATCCGTTTTTAAGCAATCAGTTGTAACTAGGTTGCCCTGAAACGAGGAATGGTTTTCCAGGGAATAGGCAAAAACTACTGAAATCTTAGAAATCAATAGCTAATGCCTATTGCCTCCAGGCTTGCCACGTTTAAACCTTTAATATCTTGATAACCTTGTTCTTGCTTGCTCCATGTGCCAAAAACCCCACAATCGAACCCCTATTAGGTCTTGAACATAATGCACACGATGCACACGTTACGCCCTCCTTGGTTTGTGCAGGGCATATTGAGACTGTTGCGTCCTGGTATTTAAAGCTTTGCGTCCCTGGTGCGATTGTGCCAGGGTTCAAGATAACAGTTGTAGGGAAACCTGCTTTAAAGCTTGACAATGCATCTTCCAGGCTTTCAGTGCTAGTATTAATAGTGAAGCCCCTGGCATTGCTTTGCTTGATTAGAGACCCATTAAAACCCTTCCAGGAATAATGAGTATAAGTAAAGCCACGTTTACCAGTGTTTGCCTGGATAAGGTCATCAAGCTTTGCCCAGTCAATTGTCTTACCATTATTGCTAGGTAAATCTCCAGCTTGATTATGCCTCCACAGTTGACCAGGCTTAAACTTTCTTACCTGGTTGACAAAGCCTTGCCAGTCTGTCCCACGTAAACCCTGTGATACCTTCTCCCAATGCATATTTAAGTGATAGTCACTTGCATAGCACCCATTACCCTTTAGAGAGCATCTATCAGGGCATGATGCCTTTTCAGTGGTTGATACTGGTATTGGACCAGTTTTAATATTACTTGATTTTAATGTTAAATGAACCCTCATTATTTAATCTCCATTGTGTTATCAGTCTCAATAGCCCAGTCTCCCCATTGACATTCTTTCCAGTTATTGTCTTGAGACTCCCAGGCTATTTCGTTAGCCTCATCAATAGAATTGGCTTTTATTTCTTTTTCATAAAATACTATTTGGCTTGCATAAACTCTATACGTTTTCAAGATTATCTCCAGGTTATGATAAAGTAAAACATGGCATAAAATGCCAATATGTATATTAATGATTTAATAATAATTATATCCTCCAGTTAATACTACAGTTAATAATACTTATTGCAAGACACTATTTATTAGATAATGCCTTGTATAAATATTATTAATAAGATATTACTACTGGTTTATTATTTGAGAATTTAAAGTTGTAAAGCTTTTTATGGTCCTTATTAATAATTTGAATATCGCTAGCTTTTAACTTAATAATACTACCATTTTTAGCTAGTTTAATCTTAATATATAATGGGTTAATAGTGTTAATAACTTGACCATTAAATCGTTTATCGCTATTAATATCATAGCAAGTTAAAAATCTATTACCATGACGTTTAATAAACTGTTTATTATTTATTGCACGTTTTACTGAATTAATAATTGTTGATAATAATGTATTCATTTTGATTATATCCTTAATATTGATTAATTAATTAAACTAAATTAAATGTTGCATTGTAATCGTTTTCTAGCTTTGTGTAACTCATGTCTTCATACCATAGTTTTAATGCCCTTTCAATTAATAATTGTCCTTCGTTATCGATGCCTATTACATGCGTCAATGCCTCTTCTACTAAGGCGTCTATCATATCTTGCCTGCTTACTGGGTTATACATGTTGTCTAGTCCCTTCAGTTGTTTATGCGACATTGCATATTTAGAACTATACCCCCTATTAAAAATATTTGCAATACCCCCATGCAAAAAAAGGTTATTAACAACTATCTAGAATTGCTATCTAGAATTTATTTAATGTTGTCTATATGGTGCTTTTCAACCATACTTATTTAGATTTTGCAAGCTTTATCATTTTACATTGTGAAAAACTTAGGGGGGGCTGCGAAATAATACAGAGCGTTGCGGTAAGGGTAGCTTGCTAGCCACAAAAAAGAGGAAAATAGACTATTTAAATTTAAAAGAAAAGGCAATAATTGGCACGATTCTTGCTAGTAATCTATCTAGCTCTATCTAGTTGATTTGTAAGGCTTTTCCCTGTGTCTAAGAATTATCTAGTTTTCTATTTTAAAAGGAGTAGTAATTGGGGACAGAGTCGCTAGCAGAGAAGACAAGAATTGTCAGATTCAGAGCATGTTTCTTTGTCGAAATAACTTGACAAAACTATAAAAATATGCTATAATATACCTACAAAGAAAAACATTACACAGAAGCTCTTAGTGTAGTTCACACCGATGTTAAAGATGTTAGTGATAATAATAATAACAACATTAACACTAACGCTAACAGGCTACATAGTATATAGGGCTAGAGCTTAAATTGTAGTGGATGACTGCTAACAAACGCTAGCAACAATCTGAACACTAGAATAGGAATGATATGTCTTTAACCAAGACGGAGAATACTGTCTCCGTAGCAATAGAGGGTGTTAGCGAAACTCTTACCCCAGTTAAGAAAAGAGGTAGACCTCGTAAAAGTGAGGTCGAAGCCAAGAAGAAGCGGAATGCTGTTGGTAGACCTCCAGGTGAGGCTGCAAGAATAAGAGAGTTCCATGCCAGGCTGTTAGCTACAACTGGTGATAAGGTCATTGAAACTGTTATCCGTAAGGCTATGGACGATACAGATAAGGACCAAGTTGCTTGTCTCAAGATGTGCATGGATAGGTTATTACCTACTTCCTATTTTGAGAAAGATAAGATGGGAGGCAGGAATGCTATTAACATTACGATATCTGGTGTTGGTCCTGAGCCTACCGTTATTGATAACAACATCACAGACGTGGAATACGAAAATGAGTGACTTTACTGTTAACATGTTGGACCTAATTAGGCAAAAAGAGACTCAAGGTAATTATGATATCTTTGCTGGTGATAAAGCTACTGCTAACAGAAAGTTAACTAATAAGTCTTTGTCTGAAATTATTGCCCTGCAAGGTAATAAAGCTGCTGGTGCATACCAGTTCAAGCCACAGACATTAAGAATGTTAATTAAGGATTTAGGTCTGACTGGTAAGGAGAAGTTCACTCCTGCCTTTCAGGATGTCTTAGCAACAAGATTGCTTGAGCGTAGAGGTCTTAATGACTATCTAGCAGGTAAGATGCGTCCTGAAGAGTTTGCATTAGGTGCTGCTAAAGAGTGGGCATCATTACCAGTGTTAACACCAGTGGTAGGTAGAAAACAAGAAGTACAACCTGGTATGTCTTATTATCAAGGGTATGGCTCTAACAAGGCTTTGTTAAATGAAGATGAGTTTAATAACTATAAACAGTTACTAGGCTTTAGAAACCAAGCTCCTACTCCTGCCCCACAACCAAGTTTCTTGACACAAGCAGCTAATGCTGTGACTGCACCTATGACAGCTGCTACTGATTACTTAAGTGATGTATTCTGGAATCCTAGAAAACTCTTTGGAAGAACCACAGACTAATGGATTTAAACATATCATTACTGCCCTGGCAACAGGAAGTATGGGAAGACAGCACTCGCTTTAAAGTTATTGCTGCAGGACGAAGAACAGGTAAGTCTAGGTTTGCTGCCTGGAAGTTAATCGTTGAAGCGTTAAAGGCACAGAAAGGGCATGTCTGGTACATTGCTCCTACGCAACAACAAGCTAGAGATATTATGTGGCAACAGCTATTGGAGTTAGCACATCCTATCATTAGCTCTAGCCATATTAACAACATGCAGATTACTTTGGTTAATGGTTCTATCATTAGCTTAAAGGGTGCTGATAGACCAGAGACAATGCGTGGTGTGGCATTAAAGTTTATTGTACTTGATGAGTATGCAGACATTAAGCCTCAAGTGTTTGAGCAGATTCTAAGACCTGCTCTTGCAGACTTGAAGGGTGCTGCATTGTTCATTGGTACGCCAAAGGGACGCAACCACTTCTATGACATCTATAAGTTAGGTGATAGTGGCAAGGATGAAGATTGGAAGTCATGGCACTTCTGCTCTACTGATAATCCTTTGATTGACCCTAAAGAGATTGAGATTGCTAAGAATACCATGTCTAGCTTTGCGTTTAGACAAGAGTTCTTGGCAAGCTTTGAAGCTGCACAGTCTGACTTGTTTAAGGACGAGTGGATTAAGTACGGTGACGAAGAAGATATGCCAAAGGATGGTAACTGGTATATGGCTGTTGACTTGGCTGGTTTTAGCGATGTTAACAAGCAAGCAGAGAATAAAAAGAAACACCTAGACCAAACAGCTATTGCTATTGTTAAGGTACATCAGAATGGTTGGTGGGTGGATAAGATTGACATTGGACGCTGGGACATTAAAGAAACTGCCCAGAGAATCCTACGTCACGCTAAAGACTATGAGATACAGATTGTAGGTATTGAACGTGGTGCGTTAAAGAATGCAGTACTACCTTACTTACATGATATGATGAAGAGAAGTAATATCTATCCTCGTATCGATGATTTAACACATGGTAACAAAGCTAAAGTAGATAGAGTTGTATGGGCACTACAAGGTCGCTTTGAGCATGGTAAGATTGTGCTTAACAGAGATGAGTCTTGGAACAAAGAGTTTGTAGACCAATTGCTTAACTTCCCTGCTACTGGCGTACATGATGACATGTTAGATGCTTTGTCATACATTGACCAGATTGCAATCACAGACTTCTCCTTTGAATTTGAAGAAGAAGAGTATGAACCTTTAGATATGA